CTGCCCCTGGTGCGAGACCGGCCGGCGCGAGCTGGCGGGAGCGCTCGAGAGGGGGAAGCGGTTCGATCACATCAACTGGCGGCTCGTCCGCGAGCAGACCGACGACCGGCTGCGACGCTGGGCCGCGGAAAGCGAGGACGGAGAACGATGAAGCTCATCTGGGATGCGCCGTATGTCGAGTTTCCGAGCGGGGGCCGTATGCACAGGCTCGATCCGGACAAGCCGGGCCAGACACTCTGCGGCCGGGACGTCGATCCCTGGACCGCCTACTTCTACAAGGCGGTGGGTCCTGGCATGTGCCGCCGCTGCTCTCAGGAGCAGACTGCCCGAGGGATGAAGTAGGCTGATGCGACTCCCCTCCTCCGGCCCCCATCATCACGGCGGCGCCACTCGGTTCCATCATGGAGCCGTGCGGCGATCGCTGGTGACTCCGGCGGAGGGTGATCGGTGGGCGCGCCGCGGCTCGAAGGTGCGACGGGTCTTCAACCTGCTGGCCGATGGCGACTGGCATACCGGGAGCGAGATCCACCAAGCCTACAACGCCGGCAACCCCGATCCGGAGACGTGGGGATGGGAGTGGCAGAGCTGCATCTCCCAGCTCAGGAAGAAGCTCCGGGACACCAAGAAGCACGGCGGCGCGTCGGGCGACATCGAGAGCCGGCAGATCGAGGGGCGGGATGAGTACCACTATCAGATGACTCTGCCGAAGCAGAAGCAGCTCCAGCCCCACCTCGACCGCACCGCCGCAGACGTCCAACGCCGCAAAGAACAGCTTGGGTTAGGAGTGTAGGGATGCCGAGGCTAGCGACCTTTGGCCAGCCAGTAGAGAGCACACCCGCCGACTTGTGGCGGGTGAACCTCGGGATCCGTCCTCGTAACATAGAGCGCGCACATATCCTCGTAACAATCGCAGTCACCCTGGATATTCTGGCGGAGCTCATCAGACGCAAGCGCCTGCCGCCCCGCGAGTCGGAACGGACACACCTTCCCTGCCATCACAACCTCCTTCAGTCCTTAGTGAGCACAGCATAGCAGCCAAGCCATAGGAGCGCAAGCATGGGACACATGCCCTCACCCCCCATCAACACCGAACGCACAAGCGAGGCCAACGCCTCCCGGATCGGCGAACTGAACGATCAGATCGACCGCCTCACATCCGAGAACGACGAGCTGCAGGAGGAGATCACCGGACTGCGATCCGAGCGGGACACCGCTCGAGATCAGCGCGATGCCCTCCAGGAGCAGGTCGACAGCCTCGAGAGCGCCATCGAAGCCGTCAAAGACGCAGTGAAGGGAAGCTGACATGACAGACAGCATCACCATCCACCACAGCTACAGCACCACGGGGCCGGGCGGGAGCTTCGTCGTCAACCTCGGCTGGATCCGCGCCGGCACGAGCGCGAAGCAGTGGGAGGTCAGCATCTGGTCCCAGGAGATCGTGAAGACGGCCTGGTCGTGGCTGCCCTGGGTCCGGCCGCAGCTCAAGCATACCCTCATCCGGCGCGACGCCGCAAAGCGCCGCCTCGTCACCGCCCGCCAGAGCTTCGAGCTGGCGAAGGCGGATGCAGACAGAATGGCAGCAGGAAAGGACCAGGAGACATGCGAGCAGCAAGCCGACGGCGGTCCAGACAGATGACGGCGGTCCAGTGGGTCCGCCGTCCAAGTAGGTCCGCCGTCCAAGGAAGACAGGAGACATGAAAGCAGCCAGAATTCTCATCGCAGCAGCAGTGATTCTCGCGGTTTGCAGCAGCGCCTGGGCGGCACCGCAGCAGTGGCAGCTCCGGATCACGAAGGAGACCTGCAGCCACGGCCACGACTTCATCGCCCACCAGTGGGATGACGGCGGCATCGGCGGGAACTTCTCCGATCCGACCGCCGCCGAGCCCACCTACACCGCCCCCCCGAACACCACCGGAGCGGAGATCCAGGCGGCGCTGAACTGCACCGCCACCTGCGCCGGCGATCCCGAGAACGGGATCCCCCAGGGGACCGTCAGCGCCAGCGCCTCGATCACTATCACACCCATCCCACACACGCTCGAGCTGGAGGTGACGGCCGAGCCGATCATGGTTGCCGCCGGCGATCCGAGCCAGCTTCATGCCGAGGCCAAGGACGCCCTTGGCCCCGTATCCTGGGAATGGTCGGACGGCGGGCAGGGAGTGTTCGATCCGTCTCCTCGTGTATCATCCCCGCTCTACTGGCCGACGGCGCCCGGACGCATCCCGGTGCGGCTGAACGGGACGTTGGAGTCCCCCTATCCCGTCACTGAAGAGGCGGGCCTGGTGTTGCTCTCGCTCAGCGCCGATGGCTCCGCCTTCACCGATGTCTCCGCCGACCACTGGGCCTACCCGGAGATCATGGATGTCTACTGGCGCGGCATCGTCAACGGCTACGGCGACGGCACCTATCAGCCGGACTGGGAGGTCACGCGCGACCAGATGGCCGTCTACCTCAGCCGCTCCTTTCGTTACCTTGGCGCCCCGGACCCGACCGAGTGAGGTTCGTGCTCGCCATAGTCCTCGCCCTGTGTCTGTGTGCGGCCGCCGCGCAGGCGGCGCGCTGGATCGAGAACGTCGCCTGCGCCACCTACACGCGGCAGGGAGCGGTCGGCGAGGAAACCGTTTGCAGCGACCCATGCCTGGTCGAGGTCGAGCATGTGCTCGCACTAGAAGTGACAGCGGAGCCGATGCCATGAACCACATCGAAACCATCTACGGCGAGATCAAGCGGATAGGGGACGGCGAGTTCATCCTCGTCGCTCCCCGCGATGATCCGAAAGGGATCGGCTGCGCCCTGGGCGTCATGCCGTGGGATGGCCGATACACCGTCATCGAGACCGAGCGCATTGAGCACTGGGGGACGGAGGCCTGGCGAGACTACTGGGTCATGTTCCCTCTCAAGTTCGGGGCGCTCTACCCGCTCGCCTACTTCCGCTGCACCGCCACCGTTGCCGAGTGGGGCGAGGTCCGCGGCGGCAAGCCGGAAGATCAGGTCATCCTGGGCTCGTTCGCCCGCCCCGGCCTGGCCGGCCGGCAGCGATCCCTGCGGATCTCCGCCGCCGATGACACGGTCCACATCGGCTGGGGCGAGCAGACAACCAGCCTCAGAATCCGCCACACCGGCCGCCTCGTCCACTACTGCGAGGCGAGCATCGTGCAAGTGAAAGTGACGCAGGGAGGGTGTTGATGCGATACCGGCAGCGGACGAGCAAGGCGGTTTCGGCGTGGATCTCCGACAGTGACTACACCCACGGCGGCGAGGTGGTCTGCGGCCTGCGGCACGTCTACCGCGGCGTGTGGGGCTGCCCTGCCTGGGCGGCAGGGCAGCCGTGCTCCTACTGCTTCCTCAAGGGCACCGTGAGAGGGAAGACGGAGCTGCTGGAGGGGGTGGCGTGGATCGACTGCGACTGCTCCGACCATCGCCCGAAGGAATGGGCCTGTGACGGCGGCGACTGTCTCGGCCTCACCATCGACAACGCCCGCGCCGCGGTGGAGAAGTGGCTGGGGCAGCCGGGCGAGCCCTACTGTGGCAACCGCGGCGACTGTGACAAGCCCCGCTTCGACCCCCTGGGTGATGAGTGCCTCACCTGCGACGATATCGGCCACACGCCCATGCTCCTCAACGCCGGCGAATACACCGACTCGCTCGCCTGGACGCCCGAGGAGAACCCGCACATCGGGATGCTGCTCGACCTCTTCTCCGACCCGGAGACGAACCCCCACGGCCAGAAGCTCCTGCTGGTCAGCAAGGCCGGCCTCGAGGCGACGGAGGCCCACCTGGAGGGCCGGACCCCGAGCGAGAACGTGATACTGAGCTGGAGCGTGGGGAACGCGGGAGTCCTTGCCGAGCCGCACTGGGCGGGAGCGATGGACCGGCTCTTCGCGGCGTGGTCGATCGCAGACAGGTGGTGCATGCGGCTCCGTCTCGATCCCCTGGTCGAGGGCATTGGCGATGTGGGCCATTTTGCCGCCGACGTAGCGGAGTCGGGCGGGAGCGCCGCGGAGCTCATCACCCTCGGCACGCTCCGGCACAACGGCGGGCGGGTGAAGCACCCGGCCGACGAGCGGGTGAGCATCTACCGCTCGGCGATCGACGGCCTGCGAGCGGGCGGCTATGAGGGCGACATCGGGCTCTGTAAAGAGAGCAAGTATGTCATCCGCACCGTCCTCGGCATCGAGCCCAATGACATGAGGTGCAACTGCCTGCCATGAAGCCCAAGCTCCGCTGCGGGGACTGCCGCTTCTTCGTGTTCGGCCGACCGCCGAAGAGCGAGGAGTGCTGGCATTGCTCGAACCCCGACTCGGAATACTACGGGGCGGAGTCCGGCCGCAACGACCCCGCCTGCAAGGAGATCGAGCCATGCTCGCACTCAGCGTAAAGCAGCCGTGGGCGATGCTCATTGTGGGCGGGCAGAAGAGCATCGAGGTCCGCAAGTGGCGCGGCTGCCCTCAGCATGTCATCGGCCAGGAGATCGCCATCCATGCGGGCCGGAAGATCGACGACAGCGCGCCGCTCGAAGTTAGGAACCGGGCGTTTCAGGTGTCCGGCGCATGGCAGGGGCAAAGGGGCGGCATCATCGGCCGGGCGACGCTGGTCGATGTCCTGCGGTTCACCATGAGCACCTTCGAGGAGCTCTATGAAGACCACCTCAACCCGCCGGCCTGGTTCGAGGACGGGCTCATCGGGCTGCAGTTCATCAGCCCCGTCCGCTTCCCCGAGATGATCCCGTATCGAGGGCAACTCGGCTTCTTCGACGTGCCGGACGAGATGCTGGAGTTTGGAGAGCAATCATGAGCACAGGCCACGACACACCATCCCCGATCACGTTCCGCGGCCGGGAGACCGTCCACTGTCACCTGGTGGCGGACACGATCGAGGAGATCCACGAAGCCGCGGCTCAGATCGGACTGGCCCGCAGTTGGTATCAGCCCAACTCCTACCCTCACTATGACGTGATGTCGCAGCGCCTGGTGGGAAAGGCATGCAGGTTGGTGCCCGAGGTCGGCCGGCGGGAGCTATTGGAGATGGCGAAGCGATGTGCTTCAGACGTTGAGTAACACACACCCAGGGGCGCAGAAAGGCAAGGATCACAGCAGATGCCGAAGACAGCAACGAAGCAGCAGACGAAGCCATTGGAGTCGTGGGAGGCAGTGAATGCCGCCCTGCTCCGCATCAAGCAGACCGAGGCGGATGTCGCCCGGCTCCAGGGCAGGCTCGACAACGGGGCGGCGAAGCTCCAGCAGCGCTATTCGCCCCAGATCGATCCGCTCCAGGCAGATCTGAAGGAGCTCGCCGAGTCTGTCGGCGATTTCGTGTTCGCCCATCGCCGGGAATTGAGCCAGGAGGGGGAGTCCCGCAGTGTCCTGTTGGAGGCCGGCAGGGTCGGCCTCAGGCTCTCTCCGACGAAGCTCACCATCCCAAAGAAGCTCACCTGGGCGAAGGTCCTGGAAGCCATCAGGGAGATGCCGACGAGTCTTCGGAACAAGCTCATCCGGAAGAAGGAGACCCTCGACAAGGACGCCCTCATGACGGCGATCGAGGAAGGCGTCATCGATGAGAATCAGCGCCGGATCCTCGGCGTGTCGCTCACCCAGGACGAAATCGCATACTACGAGCTTGCTTGAGGTTCCGTTCCCGACATGGTACAATCCCTCCAGAAGAATCGAAAGCCGAGGTCACAGGCCGCTCGCGCGGCCCTGACCTCGGCTTTTGGTTTGAGAGTGGGGTGAACGCCATGCCACGAAAAGGCGACAGCGCCGCACCGGTCGGGATGATCACGACGGAGATCCAGGTCCCCGTCTTCCCCCTCGCATCTCGCTGCTCCATCTGCCGGCTCTTCCAAACCCACCGCGATCAGTTCCTCGAGGCCACCCAGATGCTCATGCTCGGCGAGGAGCAGCAGGCGGTAGAGAAGTGGCTGAATAAGCATCGCGGCATCGACGTGACGATCAAGTCGCTCAGCCGCCACTACCACAACCACATGCTCCCCTACTTCGCCGAGGCGCTCGAGCTGGAGCGCCGCCTCCGGGCGGAGATGAGGGCGATGGATCCCGACACCCCCGCCACGATCGCTTCCGCCCTGGCGCGCAGCCTCGCCATGCGGGCGCTCCAGGCCGTGAACCTGATCAACATGGAGGCGCTCGCCGCGGGCGCCGACGCCAAGCTCATCAAGTCGCTCGCCGAGCTCGCTCTCACGATCGCCCAGATCGACGGCCTCAGCGCCGATCGCAAGCTGAAAGAGGAGCTGGTCAAGCTGCGGGCCGTCGAGCTCGCCCTCAAGCAGGGCCGCGCCGACGTCATCGCCCGCCAGTGGATCATCTCCCAGCTCCGGGATGAGCCCGACAAGGCGAACAAGATCCTCGCCGAGCTCGACCTCGCACCCCAGCCGAAGCCGATGAAGGCGCTGACGGCCGGCGGCACACCGCCACCACCGAAGAAGAAGACGACCAAGGCATCGAAGCCCAATGGCAGCAACCAAAGCAGCAGAGCTCAGAAAAGCAGTCGCAGAAGCCGCCGGCCGAAGCGCTGACGTCGAGGACCGCCTCACCTTCCTCCAGCGCCACGTCCGCCCGCGTCCGAAGCAGCCCTGGACGCTGGAGGGGCATGAGTACCTCGAGGCCATCGCCCGCGACGAGAGCCGCGTGATCGTCATCGAGAAGGCCGCCCAGGTGGGAGCCTCCACGCTGGCGGTCGGCACGCTGATTCATACGGCGATGGGCGGCCTCCACATCGGCTACTTCCTCGACACCCAGCATCGCATGAGGAGCTTCGTCCAGGGCATCGTCGATCCCATCATCAACAACTCCGACGAGATCACCCGCCTCGTCGCCGAAGAGGAGTGGCGCTCGCCCAACCGCCCGAAGCGGCGCGGCGGCGGCAGCGCAGATAACGTCCGGCTGAAGCGCATCCGGGACGGCAAAGCCTACTTCCTCTCGACCCAGGTGATGGGCGAGGTGAAGAGCACGCCGCTCGACATGCTGATGATGGATGAGGTGGCGGAGCTCAACCCGGAGATCGTGGAGTTCGCCCAGGACCGTCTCCTCCATTCGAGCTACAAGCGGGAGTGGTGGTATTCGCAGCCCGGCGTGCCCGAGATGGACATCGACGAGCGCTTCGTCCACTCCGATATGAAGTTCTGGAAGATCCGCTGTCGGCGCTGCCGCACCTGGACGGCGCTCGAGCTGAGCTTCCCGGACTGCCTCATCCAGGTCCGGGGCGAGTGGCGGATCGCCTGCCCGAGCTGCCACGCCAAGCTCCATCGTGCCGATGGCGAGTGGGTTGCCATGCACCCGGACCGCGAGGTCTCTGGCTACCACATTTCCCAGCTCTACGGTCCCCACGTCGACGCCGATCTCGTAGCCGGGCAGTGGGACCATGCGCAGACCCGCCCGAACCGCATGGAGCGCTTCCACATCTCGATTCTCGGGCTGCCGTTTGCGGGCGATCGCAAGCCCCTCACCGATGTCGTTCTGAACGAGCGCTGCGGCACATGGGGCATCAGCCCGGTGGGCAAGGGAGCGGATCTCCCGCTGGGGATCCCGTTCGCCGGAATCGACGTCGGCGACGTCATCCACCTCACCATTGCCCGGTATGCCGGCGGCGTGGGCCGGGTGGTGTGGCTGGAGGAGACGCCGGACTGGAGCCTCGTCCAGAAGCGGCTCCGGGATCATAACGTCGCCGCATTCATCATCGACGCCATGCCGGAGAAGACGAAGGCGAAGGAGCTGTGCCGGGCGCTCGGCAACGGCGCCATCATCTACACCGGCGCGCAGCAGCGGACCGTGGGCGAAGAGGACGCCGACACGAAGCCCGTCCAGAAGATCAGCATGAACCGGACCGACCTGCTCGACGAGCTCGTCGCCGGCTTCCTTTCGGGCGAGCTGTACCTCCCGAAGCCGGGCCTGCGGGAGACGCAGCGGGCGAGGGAGCACCTCGGCCGCGTCGTGAAAGACCGGAAGAGCGACGGCAGCTTTGAGTATCGGAAGGCAGTAGAAAACCACTTCGCCTTCGCCCTGGCGCACATGCTGGCGGGCGTCGCCGCCCAGGAAGCCCTGGGCCTGGCGCCCGCGGGGCATTTCAGTCGTACGAGGCCGGGAGAACAGAGCGAGCATATCGTTGGGGAGACGTTCGCCCCGAGGAGATGGTAGGCCATGAGCCGACGACGGCGCCGGAAGGCGCGAGATAAGCAAACACCCCAGCAGGCCGCCGCCGCTCAACAGGCCGGCGCTCAACAGGCCGCCGCGCCGCGCCGCCCCTCCCCGGGGGAGATCGGCGGCACCGGCCTGCGCAGCTCCTATGGGAAGATCCTGGAGGAATATAACCTCGACCTCCGGGGGCCGAAGCTCTACGATGACTATGACAAGATGCTCCGCGGTGACGGGCAGATCCAGGCCGTGGAGCTGGTCTTCACCCTGCCGCCCGAAAGCACCGACTGGCGCGTCGATCCCAACGAAGCCGGCGAGCCCATCGACATCGAGATTGCCGAGGCACTCGCCACCAACCTGTTCGAGGGAATGACGATCACCTGGGCCGACGTCGTCGCGGAGACGATGATGTCACCGCTGATGGGCGTCAACGCGCTGGAGAAGGTGTGGGAGCCGCGGAACGGGATGGCCTGGCTGCGGAAGCTCGCCCCCCGCCACCCCCGGACTATCATCGACTGGATGCTCGACGCGGAGGGCGGCTCCCAGGGCGTCAAGCAGCGCGTCACCGACCCCACAACCATGATCACCCGGGATGTCGTCATTCCCATCGAGCGGCTGCTCCGGTTCACCTTCC